AGGGATCATGTCTGTGATAGTCGTGCCATGAGGGAAGTACTTAGCCGATGAATCTGCATTGACTGAAGTCTGCGCTGTGCCGCCAATGCGTGTCATGCTGGCTTGATTGACGATGAGCTTGTCATCAAAGGCGTAGCGAAGGTCAGAATACGGAATGCCTGTTGTCTGATTAAACTCGATAGGGGTAGCGGCTAAAGATGCCACTACATCGCTGCGATCCTTAAACTCTGCTGTGCCATCTGGCAACATGAAGAATGCGCCTTGCTCTGCGAACTCTGCCGCCTTGATGGCTGCAAGGGATGTGCGAGCTGTGGCAGGATCTGCTTGAACTGTCGTCGATCCTGTGTCAGTAATACGCATCGATGTAGGGAATGAGACTTGATCTAGGATCTTTGTGATACGAGTGCCAGTGGTCTGTCCAGCAGTTGCGCCTGTAACCGTAGAGACGTTAGCCATCTGAAAAAGTCTAAACGCATCCGAGCAGACAATATCGACGTATCCGATCTCCTGCCCTGTCGGATAGTAATATTTGTAGGTGTCAACGTATCCAGAGAATAGGAACTCCTGCGCGGTTGCAGTAGTAGCAGCTACACGAATCTTGCGGAGTGGAGTGAGATAGCCAAAATAAGGGGATGCTGCATTCTGAGGGTTAAAGTAAGAGTCAGGGTCTAAGACTCGAACTGTGCAGTTGCCAGACTCGTAGGTGTCTCGCATGATATTGCGTCCACGGCTGATCTTGATCGATCGAGTGACGCTGCTGAGGTCGACTACTGGATCTAGTACTGATGATGCTGCGAATGTACCTGTGCCAATGACTCCATATTTATCATCGCCAATAATAAAACCGAGGCCAAATGTAGCACCTTGGCTAAAATCAAATGAGACCGAGATAGTAGCTGGAAGTGTCATTCGATCGCTACTGCGCCCTTATTGCGTGATCGATTGACTTGATTGAACGATCCAGATAGAGAACTGTTCACCTGTGAATTAGTAATTGCGCCGCCTACGATGTCGCCATCAAGATAGACCTCGACGTTAATTGCTTGAGCATTAGCCCCTTGGAATCTATTGACAGCAGACATCAATTCCATCTCTGCATCGGAGAAGCTAGAGGATGGAGCAACTGGCGCGTTCTGTAATTGTGCTACAGATACGCCAAGGGATGAGGCTGTGTAGTTAAGCAAGTCCATCGGTAGCGTCCAGTTACGGTAAGGATTAGGAGCCTCTGGCGTGGTCAGTAGCAAGGCGCGTAGTTCATTCTGGCGCTTAGTTGCAGCTTCTAATTGATCAGATAATTGTGTGGCTAGGCTTGCATTACCTTCGAGGATAGCCTTCTGCAATAGTAGAGAGATGCGATCGGTTTCGCTGATCTTGCCCTTGAGGGCTGCCTCGATGCCAATAGCTTCTAGGTTAAGAGTCTTAGAAGCCTTCTGTAAGGCTAGAGACTTCTTCTGTGTTTCCAGAGTCTTCTTCTGGAGTGCTGCTAATTCCTTAGCACGCTTGGCTGCTTCGGCTTCAATCCTACGTCTCGTGCGTTCTTCTTCAATGTTGAAACCAGCACCACCAGAACCACCTGCGAAGAAGCGACCTGCTCCTTTAGTAGTTTCCTTGTTGAAAGATTGAATTAACTTTACCAATCGGCCAAGCTCAGTGCTCTCCACTACCTTGGGGAAAATGTTTTTTAGATAGAAATCCATTCCAGGCAATTCCTTGAAGTAGGCAATCATCTCCGCTAATCCTGTGATCACAGAACTGATCTGAGTTGCTAGCATCTCCATCGAGTCGGCTAGTGGCTGGACTGTATTGCCGTCGCCTGCGAGAATGCTCAAAGAATCTACTAAACCCTTGCCGATGATCTCTGTTGCTTCACCTGCTGCTGTAGATAGAATGCCCATCTTGCCTGCGTATGTCTCAAGGTAGGCAGCATTAGCACCTGAGAATTGCTTGCTAAGTTTCTCCTGTATATCTGCAAAGCTCATAGTCTTAAGCTCGGCTTGGGTTACGCCTAACTTATATTTACCAATCCCACGAGTCTGCCCTGTATAAGCCTTGGTCAAATCTTCTACGACTGTGTTGTAATCAACGCCAGAGCCTCGTGAGATGTCGAGGGCTTGAGTGAGTAAATCTTGGGACTTGGTAACTGAACCAGTGGTCTGCAATAACTTCTGCATCGCTGGTCGAAGAACGTCATCTGTAACGCCAGATGCTTTAGATAACTTTGAGATAAATTCTTCAATGCGTGGCACTTCGAAGGATAGGCCGAGATTCTTGACAGCCTGTGCAAGCTGAGAGGCTGCCTTCTCATCGGCAATAAATGCCTTAGCAGCATTCTTGCCAAAATTAATTACGGCGGCAGTTGATAGCCCAATGCCTGCTGCGCCTGCTAGTTTCTTTACAGCACCCTGTAGGCCTTTGACTTCCTTGCCAGCCTGCTTGAGTCCCTTACTGTCAAAGATCGTTGCAATGCGGATTGCTAGACTTGAATTGGCTGACATTAGCGGCCTCTGAATTTCATTGTAGTTCCCTTAGTAACTCTTAGGGCTGTGTCCATTGACTTCTCGATAGCCTTCAACACGGCAGCGTTAGTCTTGCCTTGATCTTCTGCCCATGCTCTGAATAGTAAACGGCCTTTAGTCTTACGGGTACGACGGCCTGCTGCACTTGACTGCTGGCTATCGACCAACGGCGGCAAGGCTTCGTAGAATTGACGGCCTGCATTTGGGTTAGCAGACTGGCTGTAAGTCTTGTCGCTGCTGCGCTGCTGGTAGCCAGACTTTCTTGCGAAAGGTGTACCAGCATTTTTGTAGACATTGACTAGTGGAGCCCAGTCTCTGCCGTCTCGCCCTGATTTACGTCCAGCAGTTTCATAGATCGATCCTGCTGCGCTCTTATTAAAGATAGTAGCGATGGATCTAAATCCTCGCTTGTTAGGCTTTGATGGTGCTGTGCTGTATCCGATGCCGCGCTTGATGTCGCTAGAGCTGAAGACCCGATTTTCCCATAGGCCTACAGCATTACCCCATCCAGATAGACCTTCAGGTGCAGCACTAGGGACGAATCCTCTGGCCTTGACGGCTACTACTTTGAGAAGGTTTCTAATCTCCTTCTCAGTTTCTTTAGCCAGAGCAGGCTCAATCTTCTTGAGTGCCTTGCGGAGTTCAAGTGCGCCGCTTACTTCTGTAGGCATCCTGTTGCTCCTTTGCTCTGTCTTTCAATGCTTTCAGTAACATCTGGAGCATCGATGAATCTAAATCTATAAGTGCTTGTGGAGGGATAGCCGTCTCAATGCTCAAGCGAGCAATGAGATAGTGGATGCTATCCCTGCCTAGGCCAAAGGGTCAGACTCTGCAACCTCGACACTCTTGAGAGTTTCGAGAAAGTCTGAGCCGAATGGCTTGACTGTGACTCCACTTAGTCGAAGGCCTTCCCATGCAAGCCAATAGACATCCGACTGCTTTTCATCATCGCGAAACGCTTTGTGAAATCCCTTTTTAGCATATAGCTCGAACGCGTACTCAAGTCGAGGAGTGATCTCGATCTCGGTGACGCTGTTGTCTGCCATTGTGACTATTAACTTTGCCATGCTGTGCCCCTTTGTTTAGTTGGATTATGCGGTTGTGATTGCTATTGTGCCTGATACGTTCCATGTTACAGATTGCATTGACAAGTCGCCGACAGCACCATTGATAGGTGTAGTGTTATTGACTAGGCAAGTCATTGTGTAAAGTGGATTTGTAGCAGATGTAGCAGCAGAACTCTGCTTTACAGTTACAGTAACATTGTTACCCCATACTGATGATGAATTCAATGTCTGTAGTGTCTTAGATGATGCTTCATCATTGAAGAAATCGATTGTAATTGATGAGGCTTCCAATCCCTTAACAAAAGTATGACCACTCTGGCCCATACTTGTGGTCTCTAATTCGTCAAAGGATCTATTGATTGTGCATGAGCTTACTAGTGATGAGAGGTCTACCGCGTTTACAGTAAGAACCACTCCGTTGCTTAGATATACTGACACGGCTTATTCCTCTTCTTTCTTTGTTGATGGTTTTGGTGCAGGAGATTTAGTCTGACCAATCATGGCCATGAACAGGTCTCTTTCTTTTTCCCATTGTTCCATATCGGTCATGATTTAACTCCAACTCGTTAGGATTGATATGTTGATATTGCAAGTAAGTAGATCACCCGAAGCGGCATTGAGTACGGCTGGAGCCGATACCTCTGTGACGTTGTAGGTGTATGAAGATGCCGCTAGCAAGTTAAACACTCGCACTACGTCATCCTCAATTCCGTTTAGATTGCCCTCGTTATCGAGAAGCGGCACCATGATTGAGATGGTGAAGTTAGCCATTGGTGAGATGGATGCATGCCATCCGTTAGACGGCGAAATGTAAGGATC